CGATTATAGATTTAGATTCAAATTCTTTTGAGGTTTACGAGTATGATGTTTAAACAGTTTACTAAGGAATACTATGGCAGTTAAGAGGGAAGTAAAATTAATTAATCATGTTAAGAAAAGCACATCTCAAGGCAGAGGTGGCAGAGGTAGACGAGTTAAGATATCTACTAAGCACATGAATAAAAACAAAAGGAAAAGTTACAAAGCATATCGAGGGCAAGGCAGATGAATATATTTTATTTTTATGATAAAGATGAAGCTGATAGTTTTAAAAAATCAGCACAAGCACAGCCAGATAAGATGTTAGTAAAAATGCCACTTGAAACAGCACAGATGTTATGCACAGCACATAGAGAATTAGATGGCGATGAGTATGCTGATAAGGTAGGTTTATATAAAAGAGCTTACTGGAATCACCCATGTACAGTATGGGCAAGACAAACAAGTTCAAATTATATATGGTTATATGAACACTTTTTAGCTTTAGGTGAAGAATATAAATATAGATATGGTAGAGAACATGCAAGTATAATTAAACTGGCTAAACCTTTATTATGCATACCTGAAAATATTAAAACAGATGCAATGACACCACCTGCACAGGCTATGCCTGATAAGTACAAAAATGATGACCCTGTAAAAGCGTACAGAGATTACTGTATCAACGAAAAGCATTACGCTAAGTGGGAGAAAGGTAGAGCAATGCCTAATTGGTGGACATGACCCATACCAAAAGAGTAGAGGGTTTAGTTACGAGGAGGGTAAAGTAATTAATATTTTAAAATGGTAATTAATATAATAACGTTTAAACAAAGGGAGGTATAAATATGGAACGTAATAATAGTTGGTTAACAATAGCAAAGATGCCTTTATGTTGCATGTGTTGCGGTAGTAGAGATGTCGATTCAAAAACTAACACTTGTTTATCTTGTGGTTCAGAAGAAGGATTGTGGGCTGATGAACGAACAGATAAAGAGTACAAAGAATCACTTGCAATTTAATTAAAAGTATGGTATAATGGAGACTAAAATTATGAAAGATATATTTTGTTCAACAACAAAACAAGTTACTGAAGACGAGTACAAAAGGTTTGTAGATTATCTTTACGATAACTATGAGGAGTGCTACGAGAGTAAAGTTTGTTATGAAGTTTCTAAAGTTAATGACAGTTACTTCATAACTTTGCACGGTAACGATGTATTTACTCTTGATGAAATATTTTAATTGGCATGGTAGCCCTCAATAAAACCTTCCTATCCGTGTCAGTATGTCTTGCAAAAAGACAGGTGGCTAGTTATAAAACCTAGATTAAATTCGGGGATACTAGCCACTACAATTTATTATTATATAGAACGTTTAAACAAAGAGGACTAATGAAAACTAATGTAGGCATAGAACTAACAGACGAAGAACGGATTAATCTAGGACAGAAGTATCATGGCAGAAAGAAACCTGTAACACGAGCCGATATTAACAAGATTGTTTTAGACTACATCAAAGGTGTACTGAACGCAAGACCGCACACCATACAGGAGAAACAAGCTGAACCTATATTTAATAAACGATGGGCTTCACTTGAGTCTTTTAAGCAACATCTAATATCAACAGGCGAACACGAAGTATTGGAATACAATGGGTTTGAGTTAAAAGCAAAAAATAAAAATGGCAGAGTCGAAACATTCTATCTAGCTTTAGGAACTGTTTACACAGCTTGATAAAAAAAGACTTGCAATTCAAATCTATTTATGGTACAATGTGCGAAGTAATTAAAACAATTTATATATAGGAGTAAAAATATGTATGAGTATGTAGAAGGCGAGGCGATGTATCCACACATCACTACACCTAACACGAGGTTTCAACCTCACAAGTATGTCATTACAGTTTTGACTGATGACAGTACAGCTTCTGAGTTAGAAGCAAAAGGTATCTCTCAAGTTAGAGATAGAAGTGGGCAAGCTAAGTTTGATAAACCTGCTTTTTCTTTCAGTAGAAAAGTAGAAGTTGCAGGTCGTATCAATGAAGCACCTAAGCTTATTGACAATGACGGCAATCCTATGGATGTCGCAGTTGGTAATGGCTCTAAGGTTAAGGTTAAAATTAAACCTTACAAAAATGACTATGGAACTTTTGCTGAATTGATTGCAGTTAAAGTTGTAGAGTTGGTTGAATACGCTGAGCAATCAGCAGATAACGAGGAGTTTTAATATGGTTATTACTATTAAAAAAGATGATGGAGAATACATCTATAGTGTTGATGAGATAGCCGATGAAGCAAAGCAAAACGAGGCTAGAGTTATTATTTCTAAAGTAGGAACTCTTGAAACTGTAATGGAAGCTATTACTTTTGCAAGTGCTACACATAGAGCTAATCTTGAAAAGCTTTTAGAAAGCTGTGAAGAAGCACTTATGGCTGACTCTCCAGCAAAGGAGGTATCTGAAACTAAAACTATAGAAGAGGATACTAAAGATAAATAATAATTAGTGAGGGCTAATATGACAAGCACTTGGGATAAGGTGCATCAACCGTGTCCTGTCTGTGACAGCAGTGACGCAGTTGGTGTTAATGAAGATGGTTCAGCTAAATGTTTTAGTTGCGACACATTCATGCCTAACTATAAAGAAAGTTGCGAAGGAAAAAATATGGAAGTACAAAAAGATAATACGTTTAAACAACCTGACAATATTGAGGTAGGTTCTTTTTCAGCATTGACTGATAGGAAAATATCTAAAGATACTGCTCAGAAATATGGAGTTAAAGTTGTCCATGATTTACAGGGAAATGTAATTAAACATATGTATCCATTCTATAATGGGTATGAAATATCAGCTACTAAGACTAGGAGTGTCAAGGATAAGATATTCTTTTGGCACGGTACTAAAGCAGAGACTGGACTTTTCGGTCAACAACTTTTCAAAGGTGGTAAGTACATTACTATTACCGAAGGAGAGTGTGATGCTATGGCAGCTTACGAACTACTGGGTAGTAAGTGGGCTGTCGTGTCTATCAAAAGCGGAGCTTCTGGAGCAGTCAGAGACATTAAAGAAAACTTAGAATTCTTTGATGATTTTGAAAATGTTATCGTTGCATTTGACAATGATAAAGCAGGTAAAGAAGCTTCGCAAAAAGTAGCTAGACTGTTTAAACCTAGTAAAGCTAAGATACTTTCTTTACCTAACGGTTGGAAAGACCCTAACGATATGCTCAGAAGCAATAAGCATAAAGAGTTTGTCGAAGCTTGGTGGGCATCTAAAGTCTACACACCATCTGGTGTTATAAATGTCTCTGAACAAAGAGATAAGTTTCATAACAGAGAAAGAAAAACAAGTATCCCATATCCTTGGGAAGGACTTAATGAAAAACTTTATGGTCTCAGACAAGGAGAACTTGTAACTCTTACAGGTGGTACAGGACTTGGTAAGTCATCTGTAACTAGAGAATTAGAACATCATCTAATTAAGAACACTACAGATAATGTCGGAGTCATTGCTCTTGAAGAAGACTGGCGAAGAACTATCGATGGTATTCTATCTATCGAAGCTAACGCTAGACTTTACATTGACCAAGAACGAGAGAAGTTTAGCCGAGAAGAACTGGATAAATTCTTCGATGTTCTTTATGACGGAGATAATAAAAACAGAGTATGGGTGCATTCTCATTTCGGCACAAATGATATTGATGATATCTTTTCTAAATTAAGATATATGATTATCGGTTGTGAATGTAAATGGGTAGTCGTTGACCACTTACACATGTTAGTTAGTGCTGTCCATGAAGGCGATGAACGTAGAGCTATAGACTCTATTATGACAAAGCTTAGAAGTTTAGTAGAGGAAACAGGAGCAGGTATTGTTTTAGTTTCTCACCTTCGTAGAGTCGATGGTAACAAAGGACACGAAAATGGTATTGAAGTTTCTCTGTCACACTTGAGAGGTTCAAATAGTATTGGACAATTATCTGATTGTGTGATAGCATTAGAAAGGAATCAACAGTCTGATGATATTGATGAAGCTAGAACAACAAGAATGAGAGTACTTAAATCTAGGTATACTGGAGATGTAGGACTAGCTTCTCATTTACTTTACGATAAAGATACGGGCAGATTATCAGAGGTTGATATATCTGACATACAAGTTAACGAAGATGAGCATGGATTTTAATTATGGATTTAGTATTTGACATAGAGACAGACGATTTAAAAGCCACTAAAGTTTGGTGTATCGTTGCTCAAGATGTAGACACAAATGAAATATTTAAGTTCCCGCCTAGTAAACTTGATGACGGTGTAAAACTTTTACAATCGGCAGATAGATTAATAGGACATAATATTATTGGTTTTGATGTACCGATGATTAAAAAGTTTTTTGATGTAGACTTAACTGATAAAGAACTTCTGGATACATTAGTACTGTCAAGATTATTTAATCCTACTCGTGAAGGTGGACACTCATTGGAAAAGTGGGGATACAAATTAGGTTTCAAAAAGATTGAGTTTGAAGACTATCAAAACTATTCTGCAGAGATGTTAAACTATTGTGTCCGTGATGTGCAACTTAATACTTTAGTTCTTAAAGAATTAAAGAAAGAAGCAAAAGGATTCTCTAAAGAATCAGTTTGTTTGGAACACGATGTTGCTGACATAATGAAACGACAAGAGAAAGACGGATTCAAATTTAATGAGATGGGTGCTAATCTTTTGTTAGCAGAACTTAGACAAGAGATGCAGTCTATTGAAGATGAAGTTCACGAAACATTTCAGCCTAAGTGGGTAGACGATAAACTAGTTACACCTTATGTTAAAAAAGACGGAACTCTTTCTAAAAGAGGACTGACTGCTGATGAATACGAAAGGTGTTTAAACACTTCTAACTACAAACCTTTTATGAGAAAGACTTTACAAGAGTTTAATCTTGGTAGTCGTAAACAGATTGGCGAGTACTTAACTGACTTTGGTTGGAAGCCTGAAAGATTTACACCTACTGGTCAGCCTATTGTAGATGAGAAAACTTTGTCAGAGATAACTCATATACATGAAGCTAATCTTATTGCTAGGTTTTTATTACTACAAAAAAGAATAGCTCAGATAGAGTCATGGCTAGAAGCATTACAAGATGACGGTAGAGTACATGGCTTTGTCATTCCTAACGGAGCTATAACTGGTAGGATGACACATAGGAATCCTAACATGGCACAAGTACCAAGTAGTTCTAGTCCTTACGGAAAAGAATGTAGGTCTTGTTGGATAGTAGAAGAAGGAAATAAATTAGTAGGTATAGATGCTAGTGGCTTAGAGCTAAGAATGTTAGCACACTATATGGATGACAAGGAGTTTATAAATGAAATCATTAATGGAGACATACACACAGCTAATCAAAAACTTGCAAAACTTGAATCAAGAGATAAGGCAAAGACATTCATCTATGCACTTATGTACGGAGCAGGAGATGAAAAACTTGGAAAAGTGGTCGGAGGAAATACGTCAGATGGTAAAAGAGCTAGACAATATTTCTTTGATAATAAACCAGAATTTAAATCTCTTAGAGATAGAGTTCAGAGAGCATCAGCTAAGAAGTACCTCAAGGGTATAGACGGTAGAAAGCTTTACATTAGAAATAGTCATGCTGCTTTAAATACTTTATTACAAGGAGCAGGTGCTATCGTTATGAAGAAAGCATTATCTTTATTAGATACTAAACTAAAATTAAATACTATCGACTATAAGTTCGTTGCGAATATACATGACGAATGGCAAGTTGAAGTAAAGGAATCTCAGGCACACTTTGTAGGACTTCGTGCAGTCGAAGCTATAATAGAAGCAGGAGAATATTTTAATCTTCGCTGTCCTTTAGATGGCGAATACAAAATAGGAGACAACTGGAGTGAAACACACTAGAGTATTAAGTAAAAGATTTGAAGATGGCGAATGGTGGTATATAAGACCTAATGGAAATAGAGAACGAGTAGAGTCTCATGTTAGAAAAAATGATAAACGAATGTTTGTCAATGGTAAGTATATACCGCAGTCTCATCCACTATGGAAGTCAGGTAAGTATAAAACTTTTGACGATGCTGCATTTAGTTCTCTTCAAAACTATGAATCTTCTACAGAAGGAGAAGTATATATTATAAGTAATCCATCTTGGAAAGGTTGGATAAAGGTTGGCATGGCTATTGATGCTGAGGATAGATGCAAACAATACCAAACCTCTAGTCCTTTCAGAGATTATGAATTACATTATAGTAAATTTTTTAATGATAGGAAAGATGCTGAAAGAAAAGCACATAAGATATTAAGTAAAAACTCTGAAGAGAAAAAAGGAGAATGGTTTAAGATTAACAAACAAGATGCTAAGAATATAATCAAAACAATATGAAAAATTTAGATAACTTAGTAGAAGATATTTATTCTAAGCTTTCTGTTTTAGGAGAAGGTAAACCTCTTGATGCTAGTGCTGAGGATATAGATGCTCTAGGAGAAAACATTAAAGAAGTACTACATCACTGGGCTAATCCATCACCAAGAAGTTCAGACATGCTAAGAATGTCTAACATTGGGAAACCTACTAGGCAACTATGGTATGATTTAAAATCAGAGAATGAATCTACTGAGTCTTTACCTCCTCCGGTGTTTATTAAGTTTTTATACGGACACCTGCTAGAGGAAGTATTATTATTCTTAGTAAAGATTTCTGGGCATGAAGTAGGTAATGAACAAAAAGAAGTATCTGTATCTGGTATTAAAGGACACATGGACTGTACTATAGACGGAGAAGTAGTAGATGTTAAGACTGCCTCAGGCTTCGCCTTTAAGAAATTTAGAGACGGTACGTTAGCAGAACAAGATACCTTCGGCTATCTTCCACAACTTGCAGGTTACGAAGAAGCTGAAGGTACAAAGAAAGGTGGCTTCTTAGCTATGAATAAAGAGACTGGAGAGTTAGCTTTATTTAGACCTTCTGAGTTCGACAAGCCTAATATTAAAAAGAAAATAAGAGATGTTAAGAAAGCAATAAAGCTTGACAGACCACCTCAAAGATGTTATAATCCAGAACCAGAAGGAAGCTCTGGCAATATGAAACTTCCTAAAGAATGTGTATATTGCAGACATAAGTTTGAATGTCATTCAGACGCTAACGATGGATTAGGTCTAAGAGTATTTAAATACTCAAGAGGATATACTTACTTAACACAAACACCAAGACCACCTAAAGTTATAGAGGTTACAAATGAATGGCAGAAAAGCAAAAAGACTTCGTAAACATGCAGCTCAGTTGTTGATTAAATGGATTAGGTCTATGACTCCTGATGGAGAAGATGCAACTAAGATTACTACAAAAAATTTACATGAGTTCTTACCAGAAGATACTCATATATTTGCTAATGGTAAATACATGGTTAGTGCTTATACGCTTAGATGGTTTTATAAAAAGGTAAAACAAAATCCTAATCTAACATTGGAGGATATATTAAATGGCAGATAAAGTAAATCATCCTGAACACTATAATCAAGGTACTATAGAATGCATCGATGCTATCGAAGCTATGCTATCTCACGAAGAGTTTGTTGGATATCTACGTGGTAACTCGTTGAAGTATAGATGGAGATTCCGTTATAAGAATGGTAAAGAGGACCTACTTAAAGCTGAGTGGTACGAAAGAAGATTATTAAAAGTATTAGAGGATAAAGATGGTAGAAGATAAAGTAGGACAAAAACCTTATCTAGGTATTGAAATAAATTATGATAAAGAAAAAAAACTAGATAAGTTTAGTTTGGATACATTAAAAGATAGATATTTCTGGGAGGAAGAAACACATGCACAAGAAGCTTTTGCTAGGGCTGCAGTATTTGCTGCCACTTTCAAGGGTGTTACAGATTATGAAATGGCTCAAAGACTGTATAACTACAGTTCCGATTGTTGGTTCATGTTTAGCACTCCTATACTTAGTAACGGGGGAACAACTCGTGGTCTTCCCATTAGCTGTTTTCTTAATTATGTTCCCGATAGTCGTGATGGTTTATCTTCTCACTATGACGAAAATATTTGGTTGGCTAGTTCAGGTGGTGGAATTGGTGGATACTGGGGAGATATTAGGAGTAATGGTATTTCTACTGCTAACGGGAGTCGTTCTACTGGAAGTATTCCTTTTATCCACGTAGTTGATTCTCAGATGTTAGCCTTTAATCAAGGCGTAACTAGACGTGGTAGCTATGCTGCTTACATGGATATCTCTCATCCAGAGATTGAAGAGTTTATTAATATAAGAAAAGAATCTGGTGGAGATATAAATAGAAAGTGTTTAAACTTGCACAACGGTATTAACATCACTAATGATTTTCTTAACGCTGTTAAAGATGATGCAGACTGGAGATTGATAGACCCTAAAACTAAAGAGGCAGTTAAAACTATAAACGCTAGAGAACTATGGTGGCAGATTATTTATGCTAGAGCAGAAACAGGTGAACCTTATATGATAAATATAGATAACTGTAATGATGCTTTACCGCAAGGACAAAAAGATTTAGGCTTAGAGATAAAACAAAGTAATTTATGTTCAGAGATAACTCTACCTACCAATGAAGAAAGAACAGCAGTATGTTGTTTATCTAGTGTTAACTTAGAACATTACGATAAGTGGTCTAAAGATGATTACTTTATAAAAGATTTAATAACTATGTTAGATAACATTCTACAACATTTTATTGAGAATGCTATTGACACATCGCAACTTGGAGAGTATAATGCTAACTATAAGAGATTTAAAGGATATGTTAAAGATGGTAAAGAAGGATTCACAAAAGCTGCTTATTCGGCTTACAGAGAACGTTCTTTGGGATTGGGTGCGATGGGCTTTCACGCCTATCTACAATCTAACAATATACCTTTTGAAGGAATTCAAGCTACCGGATTCAACTACAAAGCGTTTAAACACATTAAAAATAAAGCTACTAAAGCTAGTCAAGAACTCGCTGATATTCGTGGTGAAGCACCTGATGTATCTGGTTCTGGGATGCGTAATGCTCATCTCCTTGCCGTTGCTCCTAACGCTAGTAGCAGCATTATATGTGCTGGCACATCTCCCTCAGTAGAACCTTACAGGGCAAATGTCTTTACTCACAAAACTTTATCAGGTAGTTATCAAGTAAAAAATAAATACTTGGAAAAAGTTTTAAGAAGCAAAGGATTGAAAGGAGAAGAACTTGAAAACGTTTGGAAAGATATCGCTGGTAATAACGGCTCAGTTCAACATCTTTCTATATTAGATGATAGAGAAAAAGAATTATTTAAAACTGCAAATGAGATAAATCAAATATGGATTATTGAACATGCTCATAAACGACAAGAGTTTCTTTGTCAGAGCCAATCAATAAATCTATTCTTTGTATTACCTAAAGCAACTGAGGAGCAAGATGCTCACGATGAATACATGCAGTATGTAAATGATGTACATTGGTACGGTATGCATAACTTAAAATCGTTATACTATTTTAGGTCTGATGCAGCTAGAGCAGCAGAGAATGTAAATATTAAAGTACCTAGAATAAGATTAGATGAAGTGGAGTGTATAAGTTGTGAAGGATAAAAAGGTAAAAACACATGAAGACGATTTGGATTTTCTTGCTGATAATGGTATGTTTTGGTTTGTATTTGTTCCTTCCATCATTCCTATATGCGGTGCTTTATTAGTAGGAACTATAGTATATTTATTTGAGTAGGAGTTATTATGAGTGTATATGCTAGGACTAAGCTTTATGAAGCACTAATAGCTAGATATGAAGCTGAGATAATGGAAGCTAAAGCTAATTTAGAAAACTATTTAGACAACAAAGTAGGTGTCGCAGAACATCCTAATATTGTTGAGTCAGCAGATATTTTAATAGGACAGTTAGCTACTGCAGAAGATAAGTTAAGAACTTTAAAACAAAATTATTAGGAGAAGTTATGAAAAATCCATTTAATTATATTTTAGTATTTGTATTTTTATTTGTAGCGTTTGGATTTTATGTCAGCACTATTTATGGAAATTTAGATTATACTAATTATCAAGATAATCATTTATGTATACAAGAATGTTGGGAGGACATAGGATGAGTTTACTAGGAACAAGAGATTATTACAAACCGTTTGACAACCCTTGGATGTTTGATTATTATGTACTACAGAATCAAATGCATTGGATGCCGGAGTCTGTACCACTACATACAGATGTTAAAGACTGGCAAGAGTTATCGGATAATGAAAAGAATTTATTAACTCAGATATTCAGGTTGTTTACACAGTCTGATGTAGATGTAGGCTCTGGTTATGTAGATAGATATATGAGAATATTTAAAAAGCCGGAAGCAAGAATGATGATGGGTTCTTTTGCTAACATGGAATCTATTCATCAACATGCCTACAGTTTATTATTAGATACAGTAGGTATGCCTGATTTAGAGTATAAAGCTTTTGCACAATACGAAGAGATGGCTGATAAGCATGACTATATTAGTAATCTAAAAACAACTAAAAGAGATAAAGAAAGTATAGCTAAAACACTAGCAGTATACTCTGCCTTCACAGAGGGTCTTCAGTTGTTTAGCAGCTTTGCAATCTTGTTAAACTTTCCAAGGTTCGGAAAGATGAAAGGTATGGGTCAGATAGTAACCTATTCTATAAGAGATGAGTCAATGCACGTTGAAGCTATGACTAAATTATTTAGAGAGTTTATCCAAGAGAACTTAGAAATATGGACTGATAAATTTAAAAAAGAAATATATGAAATATGCAGACAAATGGTTAAACTTGAAGATAAGTTTCTTGATTTAGTTTTTGAAATGGGAGACTTAAAAGGATTAACTAAGAAAGATATGTATGCTTATAATAGATACATAGCAGATAGAAGACTACTACAACTTGGACTTAAAACTAACTATGACCAGAGAGAGAATCCTCTTGGTTGGTTAGATGAAGTCATGGGAGTAGAACATCAAAACTTTTTTGAGGGTAGAGCAACTGCTTATATGAAAGCAGGTTTGCGAGGAAGGCAAGATAAAATAACCTTTGCAAATCTGGAGGAAGATAATGTCTCGGAGTAAAAAGAAAGAAGCTAACTTAGTAAGTTTTAAAGTATTACTAACAAAAGATAATAGACTTGTTACTGAGTTTAGTATGTTACCTGAAAGTGAAGTAGATAATTTATTTAAGAATGATAGTGAGAATCAAATAATTAAAAGTATCCTACAGTTAGGTAAGAGTAAACTCTCTAACTTGCATAATTTATTTGAAAGTGAATTAAATGTTCTAAATGATTAAGTGTTTAAACAGCCAAAGAAGCATAAAAGAATGCTGCTAAAAACCAAACACTAAAGCATAAGATACAGACTTCTTCTGTATCGTATCCCATGTTTTTTCTCCTTTAGGGAATTGTTAATCTTTACGTTTATCTTTTTGCTGTGCTTTAGCTATCTTATCTTTTTCAATAAGTTGAGGTGCTCCTAGTGCAGTTTTAAGAAAAACTTCCTGTCGTATGATTTCGTTATCAACTGAACGTACTCGGTCTATGAGAGAAACAAGAATGTTCATCTGCGAATCCAGTTTAGCATCCAGTCTTTTTTCAACAGCAGTTAGACTCTCATTGATTTTGTCATCAACGACATCTATCTTCTGCTCCATTCCATTAATAATTTTATTTAGTAGCTTCCACACGAAAAAGCCCAGTCCTAATGTCATAGCAATAGGAAAGCCAACATCATTTATTAATGTAACAATTTCATTCATCTTCTTCTGATTCTTCCCAGATATTTAGGGATTGGTCAACTATGTCTTGTATAGTTTTAGGTCTTTCCATTAGTTACCTTTTGTAACCTTTTCTTTCTTTTCGTAAGTTCTAAGACCAGCCATACCTAGCATTGCCATTAAGATTGTTGATAGTTGACTGAATTCAAATTCAGGCAAAGCAACTTGTATACCGGCTATGCCGATAGCAAACTGAACCATAGGTGCAAGGATAAAATGATAAAGCATAGCCAAACTACAAACCCAGCCGACTGATGGTCGCCACCCAGCTACAAACCAACTCTTACTGGCAGCTTCAATCTTATTGACTTCTATCTGAGCAAGGTTAGCAGTTTGCAATTGTGTCTTGAGTTCATGTTCTAGTTGCATTTTTAAGTTTTTATCTGCAACAAATTTACCAAGTACCTTACCTGCGATACCTACTACAGAATTAGTTATTGGGTCAGCCATTTGTGTCCTCCGGTGTAAAATCTAAACTATTTTCTAAAGTGTTGTTAACTATATCTATTATATGCATAGCTAACTCATCTGCTTTGTGTTCGTAATTCTTAGCTATAGCTTTTGTGAAGTGCATGTCCAATAAAGACTCATAAATGCTCCTGAACTCCTCTCTCTTCATCCAAGGCTCATTACCCTTAGCCCTAGCCTTACAGTCGATTCTGTACGCTTTATCGAGGTCTGATTCCCTATATAGAACTAGCATTAGTAACTCCAGATACGAGGAGCAGCTCTTGTCTCATCCATGTCTAAGTGAATAAATCTAGCACCGACATCGCCCTTCTGAGAAACACCTATTCTTTTAATACCAAAACGGAGGGCTACTTCAACAACTTTGTAAGCTTGTTCCATGTGTACAAGTATGTCTACAGCTTTACCAGAAGCATGTGCTCCG